AAATAAAATAAAAAAAAAAAAAAAAAAAAAAAAAAGAGGAAAAAAAAAAAAAAAAAAAAAAATAAATCCAATTAAAAATAAAGATAATAGTAAAGAATTTAAAAATTATGAAAAAAAAATTTTAAATTTAAATAATCTAATACAAAATATTAATATAGATGAATATAGTAAATTTAAAATTTATCTAGATACAGAAATTGAAGATATGGCTTTTAGTATTGAAAAACATGATATTTTAAAATCATCTAAAATTAAATCAAATTTTAAGGATTTTAAACATAATAGACTTGAATATTTATATTCTTTTTATTGTTCATCTCTTGATAGACCTATTGAATTTAAAACTAATGCATATACTTTTTTAAAAAATAATTTTGAAGTAGAAATTTTACAAATTATGATTAAATTTATAGATGAAATTATTAGTTGTATTGAAAAAAAAATATATTTAGAAGATAATAAAAATAATTATACTTCTGATGATGTAAATTTTGCTTTTGATTTATTAAAACTTGATAAATCTGTAATTCCTAATAAAGAACAAATAACAAACTCTTATAATTCCTTGGTAAATGAAAATAATAAAAACCAATTAGATAAAGTTTTAAATCTATTACTAAAACGTTATAATAGTACAAATGATTAGTCTTATTAAGAAAATTTTATTTGTTTTCCTTTAATGTAAGTTGTTCTACATACAGGACATTTATTAAATCTTGATGTTCTTCTTAAATTAATTTCACAATTTTTACAAATTACTATATGATTACAATTATCAAATACTATATCAGCTTCATTACTATAACATATTTTACATATTTTTTTTTCTTTATCTTCCGTTAATTTTTTTTCGTAATTTTTTTCTAAATTTTTAATTTGTTTATCATATATATTTTTTATTTTATTAATTTCATTTTTACTTTCTTCTTTTATATCTTTAATTTTATCATTATACTCTACTTTTATTATTTCTAATTCCTTATTTAATTTATTAATAGTATGCTGTTCTTCTGAAAATTCCTTTATTACTATACCATCTTTATACTCTATGTACTTTATAATATTATCTTTTATTACTTTCATAATTCCTTCTTCTTTATCATTATACCAGGAACCTTTTATTATAATATTATTTTCTTTATAAAATATACCTTTTCCATGTTTATTATTATTTAAAAATGCTCCTTCATATTTATTATTTAGAGAGTAAATCATCGTTCCTACTCCTTCTATTATTCCTTGTGTAATTACTCCTGTATATTTATTTCCATTTGAATTAATAAATAAACAATTAGAACAATTTGGAATATTATTTTTTATATTACCACTATAAACAATGTCATTTTTATAATATAAATTACATTTACCATTAAATTTACCTAAATTTATATCTCCTTTATATAATAACTCATTATTTATATATACTTCACTTTCTTTTATATTTTCTTTACCATTAAAAATACCTTTTATTAATATAAATTCTTTTAGTATTAAAATTCCTAAACCATAAATTATATTTTCATTTATTTCACCTATATATATTTCTTTTTTTTCATTTATATTAAATTCATTAATAATTATATTATAATCAATATTATCAATTATTAATTTGTCGATAGATTTTTCAAAATTACTATTCTCAAATATAGATATATTTTTAATTAAATTTAATAATATGTCCATATATATATATATATAATTAAATATATTTAAAATTGATTTTATATTTAATAATATAAATACTAATGACATATCTTCACATAATTACAGGACCTATGTTTGCGGGTAAATCAACAAGATTACTAAATGAAATATCAAAACTTAGTGTATTAAAAAATATATTTATTATTAATTCTACATTAGATGATAGATATAATAATAATTCTATCACAACACATAGTAATTATTCTTGTAATGCTAATTCATTATCAAGTTTAAATTTAGATAATAAATATTTACAAAATCTTAAAAAAAAATATGATGTAATAGCTATTGATGAAGCACAATTTTTTGATGATTTATATAATTTTGTTAAAATATGTCTTGGTATAGGTTTTCATATTATTGTTTGTGGTTTAAATGGTAATTATAAACAAGAAAAATTCGGACAAATTTTAGATTTAATTCCCCTTGCAAATAATATTGAATTATTAAAAGGATATTGTATGATTTGTAATGATGGAACAGAAGGTATATTTACAAAAAGAATTTTAGAAAATAATAAAGATGAAGTTATTATTGGAAACGAAGATAAATATATGTGTATTTGTAGAAAACATCTATAAAGTAATCAATACATAAATATGATATATATTATATTAATTATTTAAAAATAATTTAATAGTATATAAATATAAATATGGTTCATTTTGATTTAATGGTAATTTATGATATTGAAAAATTTTTTGGTTATAAAATTACTCCTTATGTTCGATATACTGATGAAATAAAACTTACTTATGATGACACATTACCTATGCCTGCTATGTCATTTTTAAATAAAGAAACAAATTTACCAAATATTGTTGCAAATGATAAATTAATTCCTCCTGATTTATCAATACAATCACATATTCTTTCTCATGAAATTGGACATATAATTAATAAAGATATATATATCGATCCTTTAACACTTAGTAAAGTAGAATTATATAAAGTTGAATGTTTAGCTGATGAAATTGCTGCTGAATATATTCATTTAAATAAAGAAAGATATCCAATAAAACCTATTATTAATTTTTTATCCGATACATGTATCAATGAACAAGAACATTTACACAATGAACTTACAAAAACAACTAATGATATTATTCATTCTTCAAATAATAGTTTATATTATACGGATAATTTAAATGATATTGAAAAAAAAATTGACTATTTAAAATTCAGAATAAATAATTATAAAGATGACGCTCTTACTAGAATAAATATATTACAAAATATTATAGTGTAAAGTTAAATTCAATTATATTTGTCTTAATAAATACAAAAATATATTATAAATTACAAAATATTTTATAATATACATTAGAAAAATTTAAGATTAAATTGTTATATATTTTTTTTTTAATTTATTTATATTAAAGTATTTAAAATTGATTTATAATTAAATATATATTAAATGAAAAATGAATTAGAAAATCTTTTAGAAAAATATTTTAATATTATTGTTAATCATAATAATTTTGATGTAAAAAATGATAATATTAATTATGAATTAGAATTCTTATATTATAAAAATATATCATTTAATAATTTTACTAAAATTATTGCATTTCTAAAAAATGATAATAATAATTTTATTATAGATAAAAACTTAAATGTTTCTACCTTTCATAATTATAATAATCTTAAAGATATAAGATTAATTATAAAACAAACTGATATTCAGAATTTTTATGAAAATGAATTAGACTTTTTAAACAAAAATGATGCGTCATATTATCAAGAAAAAATTAAAATATATAATGATAATTATAATATATTAAATAATTTTAAATTAAATCTTAAATTAGAAAAAGATGTCGAAAATAATACTATTTCTATATATAATACTTTTTATGAAATTCAAGTATTTAAAACATATAGGTATAAAAATAGAATTTCATTTAATTATGATTATTTTACAATTGATATAACACACGTAAAATATGTAGATAACAATATATTAAAAAAATCTAAACAAGATGATTTTAATTTTAATTATGAACTTGAAGTAGAAATTAATACTAAAAAAATAATTAATGATAATATATATAATATATCCACGAAAAGTTTTAATATTTTTATGCCATCTTATAAAAGTTTTATTTCATCATTGATTAATAAATTATCCATTATAAATAATTTACTACAGGATAATTTATATAATTTAGATAATAACATAGAAAAAGAAATTATAGATAATTTTAAAAATCTCATACAAATATCTAAAAATAATATAATTGGTCCAAAACCTATATCTTTAACTTTTAAAGATTTAAATAATTTATCAAAAGAATATAAAATTACTGATAAAGCTGATGGTGAAAGATTTAATTTATATATTAATGATAAAGGATATATTTACTTACTAAATAATAATCGTATTTTAAATATAAATAGAAAAACGCATGACTATAAAAATACTATTATAGATGGAGAATTAATTACTTCTTATCCTATAGAGACTTTAGATGTATTTAATTTTACAGATATAAATGATATTAATAAAATTAATAAACAAAAAAATATAAAAGTTTATAGTTTTCATGCATTTGATATATATTTCTATAATAGTGCAAATCTATTACAAACTAATAATGATACTGGATTTAATTTGGAATATAGAATTAATAAATTAGAAGAAGTAATAAATAATATTAATAATAATCCATATAATAATAAAAAAGATAAAATAACATTTCATACTAAGAAATATTATTCTTTATCCGATTATAAAAATATTCATAAAACACAATATAATTATAATTTAGATGGTTTAATTTTAATGCCTATAGAACCTATTTCTATAAGTAATATAGATAAAATATGGCTTTCAAATTTAAAGTGGAAACCAAAATTATTAAATACCATAGATTTTAAAATTAAACAAATTACTAATAATATATATCATTTAATAGCATATTATTATTGTACAAAATTACATAAAAAAATTGATATTCATTTTCAATCTACACAACCTTACATTAAAAATATTCATATAATTAATTCAGAACAACAAACATTACAAACTATTATTAATGATGAAATTATTACTAATAATAAAATAGTTGAATGTATATATGACATTACTATTAATAAATGGGTATTTTTAAGAATTAGACATGATAAAACATTTCCTAATTCCCTTGATGTTGCTAATAAAACATTTTTCAATATTTTTAATACATTTAAATATAAAGATATACTTAATATTGAAAATATTTCTAAATCCTATAAACAATTTATAGAAAATAGTTACTATAATGAAAATGAAAATAATCATAAAAATAATTATAGTACATTTTATAGAAAATATCAAAATATTATAAAAACCCTTTTAATAAATACATTTATTCCAAAAATAAATAATATTAAAATATTAGATATTGGTTGTGGTCGTGGTGGCGATTTAATTAAATTTATGAGAAGTATTAATAAAACAGATAATATTGATTTATATTTAGGATTAGATATAAATAATAATAATATTACAGGTCAATCTAATGCACGTGAAAGATTTATAAATCTTACTTCAAAAAATAATGAATTTAAAAAATTTAATAATAATTTTTATTTTATTACTGCAGATATTAATAAAATCAAACAAAATCCTATAAAACAACTTTTGACTGATTTAATTATCACTTCTGATGAAATTAAAAATTCTTATACACAGGATTTTATACAGGATATTATTATTAATGATACTATATATGATAAACAAATAATTCAACAAACTATTAATGATGATACTAAATTTGATTTTATAAATTGTCAATTTATGATACATTATATAAATGATTTATCATTATTTTTCAAACTTGTAACCGATTTATTAACTGATAATGGTGTTATTGTAATAACATATATAGATTCTAATATATTAGATACTAGAATTCAACAAACTACAAAAGTTAATGACTTAACTAATATACAAAACCTATTACATCATGAAAACATTAATTTAAATAATATATATCAAGATGATTTTCAAACTATTGTAAAATCAAATGATAATTTATCATATTATGTAAAATTAAATTCTACTAATTCTTTTATTAAAGAGAATATAATTAATGACCAAATTCTTACTAATGCACTTAAAGATTCTGGTTTAACCAGTATAAATGAAAAAGCACATCAAACCTTTAATCAAATTAAAAATATTAATAATACTCAATTAAAAAGTATTAATTTAAAATTTAAAAAACAAATACAAGACTTTAGTAATATTAATACTTCATTAGTTCTTAAAAAATATAATTCAAATGTTTCATATAAAAATCAATTAGAATTTATTAACCATATTCTTACTTTATAGTAATTATATCAACTATACTATTATTTTTTCTTATAAGTTTAATTAATATTAAATTTATATAAAGTAGTACTCGTATATACATATATGTATATCACTATTAAGTACGAACTAAATTAATTTACTTATTGAAAAAAGGATTATTATTCAATTAAATTTAATTAGTATTCCATAAAAATTTATATTATTATTACATTTACAATATAGTTTATAATACCATGGAAATTTATATCTATATTTTTTGTTTAATTCCATTTTATTACTTCCATAATTTTAAATATACATATTAATTAATAAAACAATTATATACCTTTTTTAAGCTTACTATGCAATATTATATTTACATATATTTTACAAAAATAAAATCTGAAAAAGCTTTATCAAAATTATTATTCATATTTAAGCATATAAAATTATATTTTAATAAATATTTATAAATATCATCAAATAAACAACTTTTATTATAACATTTTTCATATTGTCCTTCACATATAATAGTATCAACATAATCAATATACTTTGATAATGATTTTAAAGCATTTAATTCATTTCCTTGTAAATCTAAACATAATAATTTAATTTTATTATAATCTATGTTATATTTTTCAATCCAAGTATCTAATCTTATAGATTTAACTTTTATATGCTTCTGTATATGTCTATTTGTATGTTCTCTAACTTCTTTACTATTAGAATTTTTTGCTAATTTATATATTGATGACGCACCAATATTATCAATAATTGTAGGATAAAAATCAAGATTATCATCATCTATATTATTTACAGCATACTCTACTATTTTTATATTATTATTTTTTGGATTGTGATAATTTATATTATGTTGCATTAATTCAATTGCAGTTGGGTTGCATTCAAATGCATATATATTGCATCTATATTTATTATATAAATCAATAGCATCAAGAGCATCCCTAGAACCAATTTCTAATACAATATCATTTTCTTTTAATTGAAAGTTTGGTTTATATTTATTTATAAGATGTATATATGAACCTTCTCCTTTAATTTCCAATTTTTTTTTTTGTGGATTAAATATATTATAGTTTATTATTAAATTAAGTTTATTATATAATTCTTCAAAAGTTTCAATTGTAAAACAACTTGGAATATTATTGTTTTTAAAAGATGTAAACATTAAATTTTGAAATAATATAATATCATTTACATTAAGTTCTTTCAT